TGACATCGAACGCCATAATGCCGTGAAGGAGGTGTTAGCGGTTTATGGAGAATAAAGTAGCAATACTTTAGATTGTCATTAAAAAGGGCTCTAGAAGAGCCCTTTTTTATTATTTTACTTTACTTACAATATCTGGTTTAACAATAGCTTGAATTCCATAAGCATCGTTAGTCCACACAATTAAATTCTTAAGAGCCACCATAGTTAACTGTTTGTCTAGTGCCTTTTGTGCTTGAGTTACTTCATCTCCTACCCACCAAGGATATGTTCCTAATTTAGCGGCAATACGTTTTTGTGCTTCAGGATCGGCAATCATTTCACGTGCGGCTTTGATTAACTTATCTTTATTAGGATTACCTTTGTTAACCCACAAGACTTTTTGTAACACATCACGATAATTTTTTACTAATAACCATGCATCGTAGAATTCGCCTTTAGGCTCAACACCCCATTTGGCTTTAAATGCCTCTGGAAAACTACGTGTGCCTACCGGGTAATTAGGATCAGGCATAATTTTACCTGTCTTAATATCTAGCAGTCCTGCTGAAAACCATGTTTGATTAAATGGCAACGGGGCAAATTGTAAATTATAATCAAAAGGATTTTGACGAATCACATTCAATTCTTCTCGAGTATATGCAAGTGCAGATTCGGGTTGCTTCATACCTTTAACATAGTTGATGTGTTTTTTATAACACTCCATGTAATCTGCCATCTTAGGCAAATTGCCACAGATCATCATGGTAATTGCCATAGCATCTGGATTCATTCCTGATCCAGCCGCAAACTTAACCATCTCATTATATGGGCTATGATTTTTATTATAGCCTACAACAATACTAAGATTTTGTGCTAGTATTGGTTCATAGTCTTTAAAATTAAATTTAACATCTTCGATAAGATATGCTTCTGCTTGTCCACCGTTACTAAACCAAATGGCTTTATTATCAAAACGATATTTTTCAGCCCATTTATTACCTGCTGGAATATCTCTGGCACCTTGAATAATTTCCATATTAATAGGTTCGCCTAATTTTTTTTCAAGTTCAGGCAATACAATAGTAGTCCACCCTCCAGGTCCTGGTACTATAACTGTGTAGTCTGCATATGCAATTGAACTAATTGCTAGCAAAATAAATAATAAAATCTTTTTCATTTTTTTTCCTTTATGTGTAATTAATAGTAGTTTTATTAAAAAATATTCCGTAAATTGCAATTATAATACTTAAAGCAATTAAAACAATACTAATCGGACGATGCAGTAGATCACTAAATTGATAAAGTGCTACGAATTGTCCTGTAATTAATTCTAGTTTATGTGCCAGCACAAATCCTATGATAAAACTAATTCTACTGATTTTAAGATATTTAAGTATTAACCCTAATACAGTCATGGCAAATAGAATAGCATAATCTTCCCAACCACCGGTATAGTCGACACAACTCCATGTTATTAGTGCAATTAACGGAAATGCCCAGTATTTAAATGGAATACGTGTTATAAGTGTAGCGTATCGAATAAACCAAATACTAATAATAAATGTTAAAAACATACTGGCCATAAAGCCAAAACTTAGTGCGTTGAAAAATAAACTATTACCTAATAATTTAGGACTACCTAAGTCTAAACCTACATAAGCCAATAGACTCATGATTACCGCTTCGAACGGTGCGGCCGGGACTCCAAACAATACTGTAGGCACATAGGCTGTGGCTTTTTGTGCCAGTGTAGCACCTTCGGGCCCGATAACACCTTTGATATTCCCCTCACCGAATGGTACAGTTTCGTTTTTATTTGTTGCAACAGTATGTCCGTATGCTAACCAGTCTACAATAGGACCGCCAATACCTGGCAATAATCCAATAACTCCGCCAATTAATCCGCTACGGAAACTTAACCATCGATTATTCCATGCATCAAAATAACCCTGTTTAATTTGTTCCCAGTTATTGGTTGGACTTTTTAAGTATCCATTCTTAAACCATATATTTTGTAGTATTTCAGGCAATGCCAACAATCCAGCCATAACAGGAGCAAATTGTAATCCGTCTGCTAGATAAAACCATCCACCAGTAAATCTCTGTGCATTGCTAACTGGATCCGAACCAATAAGTCCTGCAAATATTCCAATTCCCAAACCTAGCAAACCTCTAAACCAATATTTGCTGTTTAAAAATGTAATGCTGGTAACTGCAAGTATTAGAAACGCCCACATTTCTGGAATACCAAATGCCAAGACTACTTGTGCATAATATGGTAAAAATACAATGGTAAGTAGCCCCCAAAATGTACCTTGGGCAACAGCTGAAAAAATACTAGCACTCATGGCTCTTGCGGCTTCGCCTCGACGAGCAATAGGATAGCCGTCTACCATTGTGGCAGCACTACCACCGCCTCCTGGAATATTCATAACTATACTTGAAAATAAATCGCCTACACTTGCGGCTACAACAATAGCAGTTGTAAACACAATCAGGCTATAAGGATCTCCTTTGAATTGTCCTATAAAACTATATACAGTAAGCAATGCTGTACCTGCTCCTGCAATAGGAATAATTCCAAATATAAACCCGTATAGCACTCCTAATAGTAGCCAAGGTGTGTAGTGTATTATAAATTCCATTATACTTTATTTCCTAATATAATATCTTGTAAAATAATATTGGCCCATTTTTCTGAATCTTGTTCAGTAACTCTGACATCATAAGTTATAGGTTTAATAAACATTGCATTGGTATTACTATAACGGCCGGATTCTATAGTGTCAACCCATACAGTATAATCTGCTAAAAAATTATCACGCATTTCAACTAAAGGCGCTACAAAATCACAAATTACATAATCATTAGTTGATGAATCGGCCAGTTCTCTCATACGTATACTTTGACGGATACGTCCTGTTTCGCTAAAATCCCAATCGTTATTTTCTTTGCGTACTTCGTCTGCGTTAAACCAACTTACCGTACGACCTTCTTCCCATAGCCGTCGACGTAAGGATTCTGCTAATGTTGTTTTTCCAGATCCTGGCAAGCCCATTATTAATATACGTTTCACTTGTAAATTTCCGAAATAACTTTTTTTAATTCTTCGTAGTTAGGAGGTTGTGGAGTTTTTAAAGAAAGAATATTAGCAGGCATATTATTTTCTATTAATTCATATGCAATAGACATATCGGCTTCTATTGAATCTACTATTGCATTTTCTTTTTTAATTACTTCTATGCTCCATTCTATTAATTTTGTATCAATTTTTATTTCATCCGGTACAAATCTGCTGTCATCATCCATTGAATAAAACCATTTCTTTCTTACAGTTGCAATATAAAAACTAGTTATTTGATTAATAACATTTTGTCTATTCATTTTGATAACGTACATATTTTTAGAATATAATTTATCTAAAAACCAAGTTGGATATGTAGCAAGCGGAATTCCTTGCAATTTAATCAAATAATCATTATTATTTTTTGAATACTCGAGAAATTTTTGAAATTTATCTTGGTTATTGTTTGGTTCAAAAAACCAAGCTTTTATTTCTGGATTACATTTTAAAATTCTGCCACTTATAACAGTTGTACCTGTTCTAGGTGCACCTAGAACTAGAACAGGATATTTGGTAACAGAAATCATTATTGTAAATGACTTAACCTTACTAAAGTTGCCGCTAAATTGATTTCAGGATCACTGACCAATGCGTGATCCACAATGCCTTGTTTAATAATCAAAATAGCTTTATCTTGAATAGCTTCGTCACCGAAGATTTCTAAATTATCATATAACCAGCGATAGATATCTTCCATTTCTTCCGGCAATGCTTGACTACAAACTAATTTACGTGCTTCGGCAATTTTACCAGATTTAAATAGTTCGACCATTTCAAATTTATAATCTTTAATATTATCTGATGATTGTTCGGGTATAGTTAACATGTTGTTTACACTTTGCATTTGAAGATTGTTAATACATTTTCTTAAATCTGGATAACTTGCTCTTACATAAGTATCCAACGTATCCAAGTCGAATTCTACATTCTCTTCTACAAGAATAGTAGCAACACGAGCAGTGAATTCTGTAATATCTGTTTTATCAATATGAAATCCTTGACAACGACTATGAATTGCTGGAATAATTTTATTTTTGTAATTACAAGTTAAAATAAAACGAACATTATTCGAATAAGTTTCCATTAAATTACGTAGTGCAGGTTGCACACTATGTACATTCATATAATCAGCTTCGTCGATTAATACTATTTTAAAATCTCCAAACGGCATTGTTTGACAAAAATTTATAAGTTTATCGACCCATTCTACTTTACGTGCTTCTTTACTACCGTTAGCAAACATAACATCAGTGTCTTGTACACCTAATTTATTAATCAGAATTTTTGCTAGAGTAGTTTTACCTACTCCTGCATTACCGCTGAACATTAAATGGGGAATACTGCCTTCTTTAATCCAGCTTTCAATTTGTTCTTTTTGTTTTTCATCTGTGAATACATACCCGTCAAGTTCGGCAGGTCTGTATTTTTCAACCCATAATTCTTTCATAAAAATCCTCTTTTGTTTATTATACAGGTGAAAACAGGTTCTGTCAAAGAACCTGTTACTCGAAAGATTAACGTGCAAACATGTCTGGTGAAAACACTTGTCCTTGAGTTTTGGTATGTTGACCGATAGTTTCCCATTCTTCTCCAGGTTTTTCGTCTGCTACCATCAAAATTGCTTTAATATCTGCTCTGCGAATAGTAATTTCTTCTCCGGTATCTGGATCGTCGACTGTAATTCCTCGAGTCCATCTTCCATGTTCGAGTAAAATCCATTCACCGACTTCTACATCTTTTTGTTCAGGACCGATTGCCCAAACTCTTCCCCAACGATGTCGTACACCTTCACTTTTTCCGTCATCACTAGGAATATAAATGCCGCCTTTTGATATACGACTATCAAAGTTCATATCGGTGATAAGAACATTATCTTTAAGAGGAATCAATTTTCCTTCTACTTTAGGTTTATATCCTACGTGTCCGATGCCTTTTGATTCTGCCATTACTCGTTTCCTTCCGGATCCATATTGGAAACATCTTTCTTACTAATTTGATTAGGTATTCCGGTAGAACTTGGTTGTAGTTGCTCACGTTTTGCAATAATTTTTCCACCTGGTCCTAACTTATCGCCCCTTGCATTTACTTTTGCATTGCCGACAGCTGGGGTTAATTCATTTTGAAGTGTTAATTTACCCATATCAATTTCTACACCACGTGCAGTACGATATATTTTTCTTTGTGGTTCTTTTGCCATTGTTAATCTCCTGGATTATAACTATACTTATCTTAGGAATTCTTGCCAGTCTAAATTATATTTGACCGAATCTATTTGATGAACACCCAGTAAGTAGAGTACAAAACTTGCTACACTTGATCCTCGACCTACTCCCCAAACAATATTATTTTCGTGACATGTATCTACGAAATGTTTGGTCCATTGCAGTAGAGGTATCATTCCTCGCTCTTTAAATGCATTGATTTCATCTTCGACACGTTTAATTTGTTGAGGAGTTGTGCATTTTGATATACACCAATGTTCTACATCAAAATCTTTGTATTCTTCAGGCATAAACCAGTCACTTTGTAGCGCATTATCAAAATCTGCAATATCTAGCTGGTCTAATTGCTCATTAAATTTTTGAAAAGTAAATCCGGCAGTTTTTTCTAACTCTTCAATTTCTTCAGTATAATCTACTGTAAGATCTTTGAGGTTAGTTAATTTTCCTTGATAAAGGAATTTAAATATATCTTGTGTATTAAAAATAGGATTACCGAATTTATCTTGACGCATGTGGGCATTTTAGCGCACATTAATAAGTTTGTCAAGGTTTTTATCTCTCGATTGCATCAATTTATCCAAAGAAGCTTTGCGACGTTTGCTCATTTCTTCATTGTATGTCTGTAACATAATTGAAATTTGATGTTTTAGATCAGTACCTTGTGCCATAAAATACTTATTTGTTAAATCATGTATTTTCGATTCAAGTTCAGAATCTTTAAGAACAGAAAGATCGCCTGCTAATGGATGCATTAATACTCGCCTACATTTTTTAAGAAAACAGTAGTACCGCCATTTACACTCCATGCTTCGATAATTTCGTAATGGGTGGTATCTAGTGTTTGTTGAGCAGTAGTTGATGTAGTTGAACCGCTCCATCCACTTGTAGGAACTTTGATAGTGCTATTACTGCCTGTATGATTGGTACCTTGTATAGTTGCAATATAACTAGCTAAACCGTCACCTTTTAAAATTAATCTAATTACTGACCATAGGCCGCTAACAGGCCATCCTGTAATTGTTAATACTGCACCAGCAGAAAGTGTAAATTGTTGGATAGGGCCGCTATTGATATTAACGGTTGCTCCTGTAGAATTGACTGGAATATTTCCAACAGCTTGTCCGTTAAACTGTAAAAAAATACCGTTACTAATAGTACTTCCTAATAAATTGTTAACTACAGGAGTTGTACTTGTAGCTAAATCTGCTACTAATACAGAATTAGATTGTAAAGTTGTAATTTCACTTTTTGCAGTAGCTAGTCCAGCTTGTATTGCTGTAAAACTATCTCTAAAACCCTGACTATCGTTATCTTGTCCTGCTACTGGGTAAGTTGTGTTGATTGCATTAGCATTTATGTTACTCATACTGTTATCCTATCGTTTTTAAATACTAGGTATTTATCGCCTGTTTCACCGGTTACGGAATCTATTATATATCGATCAACGGTGTAATCGATAGATTTAAAATCAAATCCGCTAAATTGAATGTTTGTTATAATTTTATCAGCAGTTCCTGGTTTGCAAAAGCATAATGGAACACTTAAAGTATAACCTAATTGTTGTTTTTGACCAGAAGGAATACTACGCATCCACAACGGTAAATAATTACGTTCTGTTAATCCCACGCCACTTAATCTTGTTTGCCAATTTGTAATACTATTTGGGAAATACGTATCTGGATTTGGGTTACTAATTTCATAGCCTGTGCTATCTACAGTTATCATTGGTATATCTCTATTAGTTCTTCCAGTATCTGGGATATTTGTACCGGATGCAGGAGCGTTAAAGAAATTAATACTATTATCAACTGTAATAATATCGGATTCAGATCCGTTATTTAATACAACTTTTTCTGGTAAATGTTCTCCATTATTTTCCAATGGGTCTATCATTTGAACATATATTACTTCGTATACACTTTGATTTAAATTCGGATCTATTGCTACAGCTTTTTTAACACTTCCAAAACGGAAACGTTTAAGTTTATGATTTAACCCCATTGCACCTACATAAGCGGCAGCTGATTCGGTCTGTATACCTGCATAAACTAACATAGTTAAATTGGTCTGTATACCAAAATTTTTATCATTAGGTCTGTACACACTAGCTGGTGTAAAAATACTTGGATCATTAATGAATGTACTCCATAATGATCGTTGATCTGATTTTAAATAAGGTCGAGTTACTATATTACTGTATGCTACTGTGTTAGGTGTACTTATTGAAATTGTAAAATCTTGTGTAACAGAACTATAGTTGTATTGATCTCTGGCAGTGACTGCAAATGTAAAAACTCTATCTACACTTGTAGTATTTTTATCAAAAGTTAAACTACCATTATCAACCGCAGTTAACCCTAATGCACCAGTAGATGAGTTATAATATTGATTTACAGTACCTGTTATTTCACCATCTAAATTCAATGTTAATCCAGGTGGTAAATTATCTAAACTAACAGTACCTGGCAATACTTGATCGCCTTGAGTGATATTATAAAAACTTACACTATTAGATGTTGCTGAAATTACTCTTTGCAATCCGTTGTAACCAACTGGAATCATGTCAGAAACTAGAACTAGTTGTCCTGCTTTAAACGGAGAAATTTCTTGATTTGAAAAATATATGGTAGCTATTGCTCCATTTCCGCTTGCACCTGTAGTTTCAAATGATTCTAATTGATATAGAATTTGTGCATTTGGAACTGTAGTCGATGCGCTTAATGCAAGTGTACAAATGTAATTTGCAGGAATAGTTCCAAGATTACTTGGAGTATTCCAAGTAATAACACTATCAATATTTCCAATAATTGTAATTGTAAATGTTTTACTAGCACTTAGAGTTTCAAATATATTATCGCCTAATCGTGTCCCAGTAAGTGTAAATGTGTATGTTTCAGTTATAGCTGGTTGATATGGTAATTGACCGTATAAATCTCCGGATTCTATATCAAAGTTAACGCCTGGGGGTAATTTGCTTAATGACCCTATATAAAATGGTATACCGTTTGGTATTGCTATCTCAAGAGCTGAATATAAATGTAAACGTATATTATTGTTTAATAACGGAGTGACTGATTGAATTTCATATATTCTGCCAGTTGCTCCATCTAAATAATTATCAAATGTTAAAAATTGACCGGCTAATGGGGTTCCTTTAACATTAGTAATGGTTAGATAAAATCCTCCATTAACATTATCTGTATTAGTTACTTGATAAGTTGTAGCATATACTTCTTCATTAGTTGGTTCTACCCTGAATAATACATCTAAATTATCATATAGTGCTAATGGTATAGTAAGATAATTATTAGATCTAAAAGTTCCTAAGTTACTATTATTAATCCAAACTGGAGTTCTTAAGTAAGTTGCATCACTGGTAAAATCGTCAGCAACTCCGTTGAAACTGGTACTATCGGCACGGAATTGGTCAGTACCTACTACAAATATTTTAAATAATCGTTGAGCATAATTTACACCATCGGTAACTGTAACTCTAAATTGATAATTTGCATTAAGTGTAGTAGGAGGAGCATTTGCTAAATTATAATCGTAAAATACATCATCGTATTGATAACTATCAAAACCGTCACTTGGTCTATTGGCAAAATCATATGCGACTACATCAAAATATGAATTGTCATATGTTCCATTGCCATCTGCAGGTGTTAATTTTAAAAATGGTTCGATATATCCTGAAATCGATCCAGATGCACTTAAAGTTAACCCATTCGGTAATGCACCGTCACCGGATGCAATAAAATATGTTAATTTTTGTCCAACAGCAACATTTAAATCTAATGTTTCAATTTGATAGTTAACATATGTGCTATCCAATGTGTATAACTGCATAGCTGGCCCAATCGGCAATCCGCCTTGAGCAGTAATAAACATTGGCACATTGTGACCAGTTATTGTAATAAAAAATGTTCTATCTGAAATACTACTACCATTTGTAGCACGTATACAAAATTTATATGTAGTATTATTCGCTACAATATAAGGATTACCAATTAAATGATTACCTGAAATATAAATTCCACCAGGCAACGCACCTGAGATAACACTATATGTTACACCATTATCTCCAGAAACAGGTAATGCTATACTAACAGCATCTTCTTGTGGAAAAGTCCCTAGACTTATACCGGAAGGTTGAGTCCAGATATTTAATGCCATTGTTATTCCTTAAGCACCAGTTCGTGTTCTGATTACATAAAAACTATGAACTCCTGCTTCTGTAGCAGTGAATGTATACCCACTAATTCCTGAAGTAGATGCCATAGTACCTGTAGCAGATCCTTTTGAAGAACCTACTGCAACAGGTGTAGTACCACCACCACATAGATATTGTGTTACAGTTCCTGAATTATAACAGTTAACTAATATACTTCCTGAAAAGTTTGCAAAGGCCACAGTACCGCCGATACTTAATGTTACTTGATTAGATACAGAACTAGCATCAACGGTATAGTTACCAGGAGTAACTGCACTAATACGTGTACCAGATGTAACAGTTCCGGCAAATGTTGCATTTTGTGTATGATCAATTTTTAGAGCCTGTGTTAATACTCCATTACTAGTTGCGGTTGAAAAAACAATTGCTCCGGGAACTTTACCACTACTTACTGTTCCATCTGTCAGCATCTTAATCTGACCAGAAAGTTGAGAAGCACTTCCGTCGTGTCCGTAACTATCGAGTTGTGCTAATACATCATTTTGTTGTACAGCTAATGAAGTAGCATATGAACCTCTATATTTTTTAAAGCTCATAGTAGGACCAACAGCATCGCTAAAATAGTTTCTTATAGATAATAAAGTATTAGTTCCGCTTACTGTTTGTCTTACTAAAATTGAACCTGATCCTGTATCAGTTGTTAAATTAGGACCAAATGTTGAAACACCAGTTCCGCTAATGCCAAATCTAGCACCGAGTGTTCCGGTACCATCTGCCAAATAAAATGTAAGATAACCATTAACAATTCCAGTCGATACAGGAGAAGCAGTACTAATCGAACCTTGAATAGTTATCGAAGGTACAAAATTAGTACCATCGTATCCTGCCCAAATCAATTTGTGTATTGTATCGCCTGCCACGCTTGCGGTTGGCGTAACATTAGTTCCACGTGCTCGTTTAAATGTAAAACTGTTTCCGCCAGTAGCAACATTATTGTATGTTTCTTGAATAATATTAGCAACACTACTTAGATTAGATGTTGCTATAATAGTGCCATTAACATTTTGTAATATATTTGAACTTTCATTCCATGTTAAACTAGCACTTGGACTTAATACTGTACCGTTACTTGCCCAATATGCTAAACTATTTGCGGTACCTGTATTAATAACATTTGTGTTGGTAATACTTAATGCATGAGTTGTATTATTATAACTTACTGTTAGTCCTGTATGTGTTCCTGTAGTAAGTAAACTTCCTACTGTATCTTTTACACGGTTAACAGTATAAAACAAATTAGTAGTTCCTTCAGAAATACTATCGGTTGTTAATACTACTGCATTTGTTTGACCATTGACTGAAATAACAGGAGAAACTGGAGTACCTCCTATTGTAGTTCCATCTCCGACGAAAACTCTTTTAGTATCTGTAGTATATACTAATTCACCTTGTGCTAGAGCCAACGGCATACTTGTACGTCGTGCATCTGTTCCTCTTCTTATCTGTAATGCCATTATGTTCTCCTACCTTATAAAGGTCCTAAATCGAAATTTTGAGTATTTGGGCTATCGATGGATCCTTGGTCTCCTAGACTTCCACTTAAGATAGTTTGAAGTTGAGTTTGGATACTTCTAACATCGATACCGTAAATTGTAGTTTGTATATCGCCTGACCCGGTAATATTATGCCCGTTTGTGTTTAAATTTTGTTGTAGATTTGCACCTACTCCTAATGTTATCGTATTACTACTAGCAGTGATAGATATACTTCCATCTCCGGCAAATGATTTAAACTGTAAGACACCGGCTATATCATTGTTAAAAATACCTTGACCAGTACCAATATTTTGACCATTGATATGTGAAATTTGTGTATACAAGTCAACAAAATTAGCATTTACCTTAGTAAACGCTGTACGCAAATCGTCCCCTGTGCCGTCATTTGCGTAAGTTCCTAAATTGATAGTTTGCTGTGTCATAATTATTAATCTTTAGTGTATTTATCGTTAGTTTATTTTAACGTATACGCCGCTAATATTAGTAGTAGTACATGTATATTCTAATATAATTGTACTTGGAACAACGCTGGCAGATACAGTTGTACTGCCAGTTGTAGATTGACCAGCTGTTAAACCGGTTGTTACTGTATTGCTTGTTGATGCAGTAGTTAATATTAAACTAACTTTAACACCTGGGGTATAATTAACAAAAGTAACAACAACATTACCAGATAGTGCAGATGCTATAATACCATCGCTAGCAAAATTTACATTAATTGTATTTCCTACAGCAGTACGATAATTAGAACTTTGAAGTGATACAGTACTAGTACTTGGAACCCAATTGCCATTATAATAGATATAACTGTTACCATCTTGGCTGTCCCACCATTGTTGTCCTACAGCAGGATTAGCTGGAGGTGTAGAACTTATGCTAAGAGCAGGAAGTCCGCTATACAATTCTATAAAATTATTATTAATCTTATTAAATGCAATACGTAACGGATCGCCTGCTTTATCATTTGGCCCCGCGCCAATGTTTACAATTTGTTGTGTCATTATACTCTCCCTACAGCTACTTGGATAACTCCGGCTTCGCCGTAGTCTTTGTCTTCTAATGCCTTACCAATTACAGCACCTAAAGTTGGATTCAATGCCTTGACAGCATATCCAGGCGTTGCACTTGTTGTTAACATATCACCTTTTTTCACACGACCAACTACTTTAACTGGTACACGACCTGCTAGTGCTATACAAACTTTAATACCAGTTTGCTCACTATTCATAACATAGGCCGGATTAGTTGTTACTACACCGGCACTACGAGTGTCATTGATTTGAGTAGTTGTTGTAACTTCTTTATCACCGCCAAACACTAATACGGTTCCTGGTTCGTATTCTTGATCACCTTCATAATATTCTGCTAAGTCAGCATATGTTGCGGCAAGTTGACTATTAGTTCCTACATTCCAAGTACCAGTAATAGTACCTTGGGTATTATATGCACCTGTTGTAATGTTTATAACTTTTAAGTTAATTGCATTTGATCCTGAACCGTTATTAGTAGCAAGGTCAATAGTTGCACCAGCCGCCGCTTGCCATGCACCTGTTAGTGTACCATTTAGTGCCCATGCACCTGTTAGTGTACCTGGTGTTGTAGTTGTACTAGTTCCGCTTGTAGTAACATTATTAGTTTTTAATGTTCCTGAACTAAAATCAAATGACCCGTTCATGGTCCATGCACCAGCTAACGTACCAGGTGTTACAATGTCTGTAGTACTAGTACTAATTTGATTAGTTAATACTGTGCCTGTTGCATCTAATATACCGCTAATTGTAGTAGTAGTACCACCTCCTACGCTGTCAGCTAATGTCATTACTGCAACTTGGCCTGGTGTATAATATGTGAACAAGTTACTATTATTAGAATCAATAGTTTTAAAACTATCGATAGCTAAGTAATTTGCAGTTATACCGCCATTGCTATCAGTTTTAACAATTTTATTACTTGCACCGCTAGTAGTAGTTCCAATTACGGTATACGTATTATTGCTAGTATTACTACCATCGTATAGCACCATCATTAACGCTGAATTAGCATTACCTGTTATTGTACCATTAGTAGTATTAAATAATGCATTTTTGATACCATCGCCTTGTGTAACTACAGTTCCAGCAGTTACTAATCCTGGACTTGCACCGCCTGATCCAAAATTACCTAATACATATCCTGTAGAAATCTGTACAAGTTTACTTAATTTTATACCAGTTGTTCCACTAGTACTATCAATTAAATCAACCCATCCTTGGCTAGTACTGAATACATTACTATTGAATGCAGACAATCCTAAACTACTTTGTGTAAATGTACCAGGAGCACTTGATAAAGTGCTAGCGGCCTGCATTAATAGTTTGCTTTGGACAATTCCTGCACTAGCATTAACCATACTGTTAGTGATAACACTTGATTGTATTGTTGCTGTTAGATAGCCTGGAGTATTGCCACTAAATGAAGTATAGCTAATGGCAACTTGATTATTATTTGATGTTCCTGTTGGAGGAACAACATTAGTCCATTGATTTAATGTTGTATCATAAACTATAAAATTACCATTAGCTTCGCTATTGAATATTAATACACCACTACCTACAGGATTTGAATTACCTGCAATAGTAAATGTACCTGACCCTCCACCATATATTGTGCCAGATGTTATGGAAACACTGGTTATAGTTTGTCCACTAAA